TAAAAAAGTTTATTTATTCGAGGGTGATAACTATTATGACATTACGCCCATTCGTGAGACAAAATCTGCCCAAACGAATTGCTTTACGACAACGACAGGATTGGCGACTTTTACTTGTACAGTTGTGAATCACGGATCCATAGCAGGGGAGTTTGTTATTATTAGTGGAACGACAAGTTTAGGAGCAGGAACGACTTTTACTGCATCAAATTTTGATCAAGAATTTGAGATTCAAAGCGTGACTGACTCGGATAATTTTATTCTTACAATGGCGGTCGCCAATACAGAAGGTGGCGCAGGAATTACAGCATCAGGAACAGCGACATTTAAGTTTCAATTGGAGAACGAGCCAGATGTCCAAACATATGGATATGGTTGGGGAACCAATACATGGAACACAGAAGCGTGGGGTACTGCGAGAAGTGTATCCAATGTTACCCTTGACGCAGGAATTTGGCATTTTGATAATGCGGGAGAAGATTTATATGCGTGGTTAAAGAATGGTGGACTTTACCATTGGGATACATCATCTGGAACGGGAACGCCATTGGCGGCACTTTCCAACGCCCCAACAGCATCAGTAATGGGACTGGTTTCCACTCCTGATAGACATCTTATTTGTTTTGGAACAGAAGTAACGATAGGAACGCCATCGACACAGGATAAAATGTTTATTCGTTGGTCGGATCAAGAAAATTTTACAACCTGGGTTGCTACACCAACGAACACGGCGGGATCACAACGAATTGGTGAGGGAAGCAGAATTATTGCCGCCCACTCGACAAGAGGTGAGATATTAGTTTGGACTGACACTGCATTGCACTCAATGCAATTTATTGGCCCTCCCTATACTTTTGGATTTAGATTACTAGGAACTGACTGTGGACTGGTTGCGTTAAACGCCGCTGTCGTTGTAAACGATAAGGCGTATTGGATGACAGATGGTCGGTTTATGACTTATTCAGGATCCATCGCAGAACTTCCGTGCAGTGTAAAGCAGTATGTATTTGACGATATTAACAGAACGCAATATCCTCAAATCTATGCGGGAGAGAATAATACGTTCAATGAAGTTGTTTGGTATTATTGCTCACAAAATTCAAGTGAGATAGACCGCTATGTTATTTATAACTATATCGAAAATGTATGGTCGATTGGAAATTTAAATAGAACAGCTTGGCTCGATAACGCCGTTTTTCAACAGCCAATGGCGTTGGATTATTCCTCGACTTCAACAGCAGCAACACAGACGACAGTTTATGGTGCTAGTGCTGGTCGTTCTTTTCTTTATGACCATGAGTTTGGAACGTCAGATGATGGCGCAATTCTAGAGGCAACTCTAACGAGTGGGGACGCTGATATTGCTGATGGTGATACATTTACATTTATTCGAGGTATCATTCCTGACTTTAAAAATTTAGCAGGGACTGTAAAGATGGTTGTTCAGTCACGGGACTTTCCCGCTGACGCACAAACAGTTACTGCAAATCTACCCGTTACCACGTCAACACGATTAGTGAATATGCGTGCACGAGGGCGTCAAGTATCTTTAAAATTATTTAATGACACGTCAACGAGTGACTTTTGGAGATTTGGAACATTACGATTGGACACAAAACAAGATGGGAGACGATAATGACCTTCAAGCCACCTCCAGTTCTTCCGATTGCAACTAAAGATAAAGATTTAATCGAGACATTTAATATTACAAATGATACGATGGAGCAGTATTTAATTGAGATTAATCAACCCGCAGCGACGGGCTATTCCACGTCCAATATCGTCGATACTCGCACGTTAGATGGCTCTACAGCCACTTTAGCGAATGTAATAGACGTATTAGGGACGTTAATAGAAAAACTTAAAAGTAAAGGATTATTAGATGGTTAAACTTCGAAAGGCATGTGAAGACGATACGTATCAAATTCGTGAGCTGTTAAAGAACTGGTTGGTTGAGACAAAACTTGACTTTGGAAAAACAAACAATAGTAAAGCACGTGAAAATATACTAGAATACATCGATAAACATTTTGTAATTGTTGCAGAAGATGACAATAAAATCATTGGAAGCATCGCAATGGCGAATTGTGATACATGGTATACGGATAAGGCGTTTTATCGCACACTATGGTTTTTTGTGGATCAGGAAAAAAGAAATCCTATAATTGCAAAAAGTTTATTAGACTTTGCGAGAGAATACGCTAAAATACGGAACATACCAATGATTTTGGAAATAATGCAAGGAAAAGACATGGAACGAAAACATCAATGGGCTACGAGACAACATCTTAATTATCTTGGCGGAACTTACTCAGAGGGGTTATAATGGGAAGCTTATTTAAACCAACGACGACGACGGTACCATCTTCATCTTCTGGAAGCGTTAAATACGACATACCGGAATACTTTAAAAAAGCGCAAGAAGAATTATTTTTACGAGCTGGTGAGGAATCAAAGAAACCATACGAGGCGTATACAGGTGAGCGTATTGCGGGAATGACCCAACTGCAAAAAGATGCGATGGAAAAAGCCCGATTAAACTTAGGGGCGTTTGAAGCATCAGGAGTCACGGATAAATCAAGAGCTTTATTGGATCAAGCGACAGGGGTAGCAGGAGAACAATTCACAGGTGGAACTGTCGACCAGTATATGAATCCTTGGATTCAAAACGTCGTTGATACATCAATGCGAAACTTAGGAGAAACAGCGGGAAGAGAAAGATTAGGTCGAGAGGCGTCACAAATAACATCAGGCGCATATGGAGGCGACCGTGCAGCAATGGAAAATTATCTGGCGAATAAAGCCAATTTAACAGCTGCGGGCGATGTCTCAGGCTCATTATATGGAGCAGGATTTGAAAGTGGCGCAGCAAGATTTGGCGCTGATAAAGGAATGCGCTATGCGGATTTAATTAATAAAGCAGGAGCACTTCCAGGATTGCAATTGCAGTTACAAGGAGCAACGATGGGAGAAGCAGAGCAAGCAGGAAAATACGGAGCGATGGATCAAGCTCTTACACAAGCTGGCTATAATGAAAAATATAAAGACTGGATTGAAGAACAAGGTTGGAATAAAGGTCAACTTGCATACTTATCTCAAATACTTTCAGGGGCACCTATTCGAAGTTATGGACAGGAAAGCACAGGAACCCAGGATCAAGTTATGGGTGGCACTTCTCCAGGTGGTCAAATTGCGGGCGCTCTCGCCACTTATTTTGCGATGAGTGACAGACGTTTAAAAACCGATGTTGAATTAGTCGGACAATCACCTTCTGGAATTAATATTTATAACTTTAAATATTTAAATTCCAATGATACGTATCAGGGAGTTATGGCGCAAGAAGTCTTATCGGCAACGAAATTGATTCAGGATTATTATTTTGTGGATTACTCTAAATTGGATGTGGAATTTAAAAAATTAAATCATGGCTTCAATAGCAAATTATTTTAACCCATCAGGGACAGCGACAGATGATATAATGCAATTAAAGGCATTAGCGGATTCGAATAATGGGGATTTGGATTCTGTCATTAATGATCAACTTATTTCTAAGTATGGCAGTCTAGAGAAATTATACGAGGTGTATCAATCAGAACAAAATAATACTTTTACAAACGAAACTGACGCACTCGCATTTTATAATAAACAAAATCCAAATCAATCTGCTCTTACTCCAATCGAAGAAACGGATATAGGACAAGCTATGGGACAAAGAATGGAGGGTATTCCACGTACACGAGTAATTAATCCTCATCAAATGGGTTTACAAGAAAATTATTCTAATATGCCGGTTATTAATCCGGAACCCCCATCAGCATTACCTAATGAAGATAATCTATATGATGAAAATATAGCTCGACTAATAGCTCAGAATCAAGGACAGTCGGAAGCTGATATATTGGCGAGTCAACCAGACTTTAGAGGTCAATTACAAGCTATGGTCGATCAATCAGGATCAGGCAGGACTGTTGAGTATGCTTCCCATAAAACCGATGATGATAGGGAAGATAAAAGTTTAGTTGACTCTATTTTAGGCATTGTGAAAATGCCGTGGGAGGCAGCTAAAGGATTATATGACATTACTGGAGAAGCCACTCATGGCGTTATAGACACATTTTCTGATCCAGCTAAATTTAAAAGCAAGCTACAGGATCCACGGGTCCAGGCGGGACTGCGCACAGTATATGAAATGGGAACACCAAGTTTTTCTTCCCCTTTCGCTAAAGTGTCAAAAGCACTTCTCGATACGTCAACTTATCTCAGTGCGGCTGATGAAGCGAAAGCAGCAGCATCGAAAAAGGGAACAGTGAAGTCAAGTAAAATGCTTTATATCCCGGGACAAAATAAACAAATTGATGATATGCTTAGATTAATGAATTATTCGGGAAGCGAAGCAGAAGGTAATGAGATGACTTATTATGATTTTCTGGTAGGTGAACAACAAAAGAATAGATACAGCGATATATCTTTACGCAGTATTGACGGGGTGACATTTGGGATTGATACAATCTTAACGCCGCATGACATGTCGAAATATAAAGACATAACATGGGAAAATTATAACGTTGGCCAGGATACAAAACTCGATACTCTTTTAAGCGAGAGTTGGGAAGAAAAACTGGAAGAGAATGTAAAAGCAGGTGGAACGAGTAAAATCATAGCTGAAACAGGCCCTCAAAAAACAATATCACGAATTAAATCCATTAACTTGGACGGACTTAACTATACACATCAAGAGGGAGTTGAAGAATATAACTCAGAATCTGAATTAGGAAAACTTTTAAAAGCTAATGGTTATGATTTTAAAGACGGTGAAAGGATTCGAGTGGAAGGTTGGGTCGCTGAATTAGGTGGTAAAACTATTTGGGGCGATATTATTGCCGCAGCCCCTGCAAAAGAACAAGATTTAAATCCGAATGAAACAAAGGATATTCCAGCTCAAAAAAATGCAAATGAACAATATCTCGAATTTAAAAAACGACATAATGTTTCAAAAGATTCCGCCAATAACTTGGCGACAGCGACAGCAATATTAGGAACGTTGGACTCACCGACGGATTCTTTAGGATTACTGCAAACTATCTTTCAGCCTCTTGCAAATATTACAGATAGAATGTTTGGTGACAGTGGGTTTGGAATTAAAATTAAAGAAGCGTTGCAGGGTGATAAAAACGCATTTAAAGTTCGAGAGGAAGTCGGCGCATTATTAAAGAATTTAATTCTTCCAAAATTAAAAGCTTTATATCCCGTATCCAATAAGGATGTTGTATTTCTAGAGGAATCACAGCCTAACTTATCGTCAAAATCATTCTTTAAATTATCATCATTCTATCAAGGCGTATATGGATTTGACGAATTAGTAGCTAAAGGAGTAAGAGAATGGGATAATGAACTTATAAAAAATAAAGAGACACCTGGGTGGTATTACTCCCAAAAAGGAGTAGAATTTGAAGGTACGACATATCGCTCAGCTATGGACTATGCAGAAGCATACGCAAAATCAGAAGCTACTAAATTATATCAAGAAGCTCTTAAAGGTGATGATGCTGAAAAAATCAGGGATGTAGCTGCTTTATATGGATATAAAGATGCTAACAGTCCACTTATGAAACAAGTTCTAAAGCTTGGCATTATAAATTATGTTAATTCAGAAGAGTCAAGAGCAGGACAAGCAGAAGAAATTGCAAAACTTAATTATAGTTCATTAAATACATTATTTAAACAATCAACAGCAGAAGGTAGTCCTATATTTACTCAACAAAGAGACCTAGCAACTGCAATTATGGGTAAGCGATTTGCTATTGATCAGTTATATAGAATAATGGTAGGGAAAGGTTATGATGAAGAAAAAATAGACAAGAATTTAGGTCCACAAATTGAGGATTTTGAAAGTGCGTATGGAATAACATATGCAGCAGATTATAATAATCCAGCGTGGCTTGGAGTAGAAAAAAATCCAGAGAGTTATTACAGTTGGATCCTTAATGATGATTTAGGAGGCTTTTAATGGTTGACTTTACTGATTCAGGTCTTAATATAGAATTACTTGATGATGACGTTAAAGCGTTATTGGAAGGTACTGCAGTAGAAGATGCTGAGGTACTTGAAACTGAAGGAGATATACAAACACAGAGAGAAATTAACGCAGAGACACTTAAAGAAGAATGGGGTCTTTCCCTTGATGCAATGGAAAAGGGAGTAAAGCTTCAAGATGAAAGATTGAAAACAGGGAAAAAAGATTTTTATACTGATGTCTATGAAACGATAATAAAGTCTAATCCATCATTAAATGACCTTGTTATTCAAAACGCACAACAAATAGGATTGGAAAAAAGAGGCGAGGGAGGAACTCCTGGCTTCTATAATGAAGAGGATTTAATAGAATCCTATACGATGCTAACGGATAAGATGTACGATACAAGTCCTGAAATTCAACAAAAATATGCAACTTGGGATGAAGGTATGAGGGAGAATATTCCTCCCCTAGAGGCGATGTTAATAGGAGGAATCGATGATACTTTGGCGATGGACATTGGACCAAGATTTGTTGTGGAATTACTGGGACCGAGTCAAGATATAGAGTTGAAAAAAAGTTTAGTTCGTGCAGTTATTGAACGGGCTAATCCTGACGTTGATCCTGCTAATATAAAAGTAGGAACGTTTGCAGAACTTTCTCCAACATATAAAGGAAAAGATAAAGATAAATTAGCTTATAGAATTGGAGCAAAGGAAGTTCAGCCCGTTAATGTTCCTGGAATGGATACAAAAGACTTGGCGATGGTTTTTAGAGAACTACCGGGAGTTATAGCCAGTATTGCAGGAGGAGTTGTTGGAAGTCCTGGTGGCATAGCTGGAAGTGCAGGAGGTGCAGCGGGAATGGCAGCACTTACAGAAGCGGTTGTAAATTCAATAGGATTTGCATATTCCCTTCAAGCAAGTGATGGGGAGATTACTCCAGAAAAATTAGAAACTTTTATATATGATGCATTACAAGATACTGCTTTAATAGCAGGATTAGAGGGTAGTTTTGGTCTACTAATTCCAGGACTGGCACGAGTTATAAAAAGAATGGTGGCTGGAAAGAAATTGCCACCTAAGTCAATGATAAAAGGATTTGATGAATGGAAAGCTGCGGGTGGAAAAGTTGACAATGAGAGTGTAGCTAAACTTAATAAAATGTTAAAACAGGAATTAGGGAAGAATGCCCCTCAAATAGATATTAGTATTCTTCAAGCCTTTAAAGGTGGGGCGTTACCAATCACTAAAAAAGCATTGTCATTACAATCAACTAAAGGAATTACCCAGGTAGAATTGGCTCAAACTAAAATTATTAAAGAAACATCCGACGCCTTTCAACAAATAATGCAAAAAACAGGTGGGGCAAAACATGGAGAAGCAATTACTGATGTACCAACCTTTACACAAAGCCCTAAACTTTTATTTGGAAGTGATATGATTACTGTCGCTAACAACATTACGAAAAAGCAGTTAGCACAATCTGATAGCTTATTTACAAATCCTTTTGACGAACTTAATATGATATTAAAACAGCTTGATAACGCAGGAACTAATCCTAAAGCAGTTTTTAATCCTAATCTGATTGGTAAAGCTGGAACTGAATTTTATATAGAAGCCATTGAAAAGGGAAATAAAGAAATCCTGGATCTCTTTACGAGTGCGGGAATAAAATTAGATGATCCATTAATTAAACCTGATCAATTTAGGTCTCAAGCTTATGCATTTTTAGGGGCATTAAGAAAAGGGTTTTTCAAAAATATGGATAAACCGCAAAGGGAAGCTCTTGAACAAATCATTAAGGACGTATCCGTCTTTACGAAAGGAACACCTGGTAAGGGAAAACTTAAAACATTTTCTTATAATGAACTTGATAGTTTATTAAATCAATTAAATGATATTATTGATAATCCAACTATGTATGGCGCACTCGCTAAAAAGAATAAAGCTGGAGTTTTGGCAGGAAAATTGCGTAAGGATATGTATAAAGGCATTGAAAGAGAATTTGCTAAAAAACTAGGATCGAAAGAAAAAGGACTTGAAGCTTTTACAAAATGGATGAATATTCGTTCTCAATTAAAAACAATGAATGAGTTTAGAAATGGTAAATTATTACAAAAAGTATTAAACGTTAATGAAGTAGGCGTTACTACAACGAGTGAAAATTTATGGCGTGGACTAATAGAATCACCATCTGGAAAAAAACAACTCATGCAAATCGCTCATTTATTCGATACACTTCCCCAATTAAGTGCTCAAAAATCAATTTTTAAAGAAGCTGTATTAGGGGACTTACATCGAATATTAAGGGGGGAGACAGGGGACTTACTAGAGCAATCAATTAAAAATAAAGATTTTAAAAAAGTTAATCAGCTATTTAGAACATGGATTGAAAAAAATGGAGATGTCGCCCAAAGATTTTTCGAGCCTAAGGAATGGGCAAATATTAAGAAGGGCGGCATAAAGGCAGTTGATCAATTAAAGAAATTTACTGAATCAAGAGCAAAATTAGTAGATTATTTAAAGGGATATTCCATCAAAATTAGTGCGTGGGATAATCAAGCAATTTACGATAACTTTAAAAAAAATCCTGACTTATTATCTAAATTTCTTAAAGACGGAGTTGATGGTAACTACTTCGATAAAAATACCATTAAGAATTTTAAAAAATATTCCGCAATGCGATTTAACGATTTAACGTTAAAGAACGCAGGGGAAGGGATATATCTTTATGATCCTAAATCTTTACGAAAAGAAGTAATAGAAAATAACGAATTTTATAGAACTGTTTTTGGGGAATCTTGGTTGAAAAACGCAGAAGAAGTTACTTCTTTTATGGATAAATATTATAGCCCTGCCATTATGGAAAGTATGACACAAAATGAGCCTATTAGACGGGCAGTTCAAAATATATTCTTAGGACAGCTTGATAGAAAAAGAACTTTTATTCGTGGCTTTATAAATTTATTAGGGATTCTTGATGCTAGGGATTTCGCAAGATTTCTTGATTATAAAACATTTAAAGAGGGGTATAAATGGGCGCATTTAAGTACAACTTCGATGAACTTATCCCAAGTTTTAGAGTCCTCTGTCTCTGGTTATTACAGGGGCCATGATGAGGATCGTGCCCAAATGACATCTTCAGTAGCTAATGCTAGTGCTTCAGTAGCAGGAACAGCTGCACTGGGTGCACAGAGTTTATTTAATGTCGCAAAAGATGTAATAGGAGTAGGAGTAGGAGTGCCAGCTCCGTGAACGAATTAAATACACAACTGGCGGTGCATGAGGCGCAGGAAATGGAGAAGTGGAAACGCCAGAACGAAATTAATGAGAGTTTAAAAGAATTGGTCGAAAAGAATACTGAAGCGATAAACAGTTTGAATGTAACGATAGCGAACAGCAAGGGAACATTGAAAGCTTTAGGTATCATCAGTTTGATAG